AAATGTAGAAGATTATTTTCCTTTATTTGAAAAAAAAATAGATAAAAATATTATTAATGATTACTGGAAAAATAAAAGTTATAATCTTGAAATACCTTCAATTTTAGGCAATTGCACATTATGTTTTATGAAAGGAAAGAATGCAATAATTAATATTTTATCTGTATATCCTGAACTTGCTGATGAATGGATTGCTGATGAAGAAAAAATGAAACCATATCAATATTTTCAAAATATAAGTATGAAACAAATGAAACAGATTGCACAAAACAATTTATTCAAAGAACAAGATTTATCACAAATAACACCAGCATTTGATTGTGCTTGTACATCTTAAATTAAAAAAAATGTATGATAAGAAGAACTGATTCAAATCACAAGCAGATTATTGACCAGCTGCGACAAATTCCACACTTGTCAGTATTCAGCACACATACAATCGGAAAAGGATTTCCTGACATTGTTGTTGGTTTTAAAAATAAAAACTATCTGATTGAAATTAAAGATGGTGATAAATTCAAATCGCAAAAGAAACTTACAGCTGCTGAAGTTAAGTTTCATTTTGATTGGTATGGTCAGGTTTCAATATGCGAATCAGTATCTGACATTTTAAAAGTAATTGGTTTTACATTTTTTTAATTTGGATTTAAATTTGTTGTAAATTTGATGAAATGAATCAATGTAACGATTATGTTGAACAGATTTATTTGAATCCAAAAGTTAATGAACTAATTTCCAAGATAGAACCAAAAGAACTTCAGGATGATTTGCGACAAGAAATGGCTATTGTTTTGTTAACTTACGATTGCAAAAAGCTAATCAGAATATTTGAAGAAAATAATCTAATCGCATTTGCATCACGTATTGTTTGGAAAATGGGAACACTTCAGAATGGCAACTTTTACCGTACCTACCGAAAAAAAGATTTAAGCAAAGCATATGAATATATGCAATCACTTGTACAATCAAAAGATGATTTAACATCTGTAAAATATGCAAAGAAAATATTGAATGAAAAATTATTATCAAACGCTAATGATGCACACGAATCAATGATATTTTCAAAGTATGTTGAACTTCGTAGCTGTCAGAAGGTAGCAGATTTTTTTAATATTCCAAGATTACACGTACATCAGGTGGTAAACAAAACAAAAAAAGAATTAAAAGATTCAATAAAAAAACAATGGTAATAGTATTAGCAGCATTTTTTTTCAGTTACTATTTCGTTAACGTGGCTGGAATACCTAACTGGATTAAGGCAAAAGCAAAGATGAAGGTTGGCGCAAGAATTAAACCATTTGATTGTGTTACTTGCTTATCAGTATGGATTGCAATTGTATTATACTTCACACCTGATTACATTAGTTGCTTTATCGCAGTAATCTTTGGTGCTGGATTCATCGGAAATAAAATAAAATGAAAATAGTACAAATGAGATTTCCAAATGAATCATATTATTTGGAAATTAAAATAGACTGGAATAATTTTAGAATAGAAAATATATTTGAAGATGAATATTTTGGCTGGTACGAATCAACTTATGTTGCAATAAAAAAATCATAAAATGAAGATATTAGGTTTATCGCATCCACATTCAGGTTGTGGTTTTCATCGTGTGGTACTGCCACTTGGATTTATGAACGATGTAAGTGGGTTTGTAACTAATATTCCAACAGATGATGTATTAACGCAAAAGTGGGATATTTTATTGTTCAATAGAATTAGCCAGTACGATAATAATTTTGATAAAGTACGTGAACAGATTGGCTGCAAGATAGTTGTTGATATGGATGATGATTGGATATTGCCAAGCAACCATATTAACTATTATGATTATCAAGAATTAAATTCAAGAATTGAAAAGAATCTGCGAAATGCAGATATGGTTACTTGTACACACGAAAGATTGGCAAACAGAATAAGACCATTTAATTCAAATGTAAAAGTATTTCCTAATGCTATTCCATTTGGTGAACACCAGTATCACGAAAATAAAAATAATAGTGACAAAGTAAGAATCTTTTGGTGTGGTGGCGTGACTCACGAAGGTGATATGGAAATTTTAAAAAATCCTATCAGGAAATTAAAAACGCATCAGCATAAGATAAAAATGGTAATCGGTGGTTACGATGATTCAAATGATATTTCTAAATTTATTTGGGATAAGATGGTTTCATATTTTACTGCATCAAAACAATTACCACACGAAATTTTAAAAGGAACTTCACCTGATAAGTATATGAATATGTACAGTAATGCAGATATTATGCTTGTGCCATTATTATCATCTGATTGGAGTGCTGGTAAATCTAATCTTAAACTATTGGAAGCAGCAACAAAAAAGATTCCAGTAATATGTTCAGCAGTTGAACCTTACATTAATGACATTGATGCACCAGTATTTTGGGTGCATAATCAAACTGATTGGAATAAACATTTAAATTTGCTAATAAATAATCCTGAAATCAGAAAAGAATATGGCGAAAAAATCTATCAATGGGCAAAAAGAAAATACAACATCTTCGATGTTAACGCTTCCAGAAGAAAAGCATTTGCAGACCTTGTTGCTTCATAAACACATTTATGATATGTTTGAAAAGACTGGTGAACTTGTAAATTTTCACCCACATATCAGAAAAGAAGTTGCTGATGCATATCGTGTAGAACACCCACATTTCCACTACAACGATAATTGTACTGCTTGTATTTGCGAAATGATTACAACGATTTACAGATACTATAATAAAAAAATAAATGGAAATTAATTTAAAAATGCACGGAACTGAAGTAAGCATCAAACGAGAATACGATGATGTTCTTATTTCTGAAATGTTTGATTATTTCAAAACATTATTAATTGGCGTTTCGTATTCAGAAGAACAATTTAATAACTACATAAAAGAATTAGCTGAAGAATTATGAACATTTTTACACACGGTGGCGCAACTGGTGATATCATATTTTCGCTGCCAACAATTAAAGCAATGGGTGGTGGTAAACTAATTATCCATTCGTTTCATAAACAACGATACGAATCAATCAAGAAGTTAATCGAAGTGCAAGATTATATAGATTCAGTTGAATGGTCTGATTATAAGTTTGGTGATGCCATTGATTTAGATAAGTTTCGTAATCACGCTGGACATCATCAGAATTTAGTTGAAGCACATTTTAAAGGTCAAAACATAGCAATTGATATGTCTTGGAAAAATGGTTGGTTAACACTTCATGATAATCAAATTATGCTAAATGGAATTAAATATGCTGTAATAAATCGCACAACAAATTATGCAGACCCTAACTTTAACTGGGCTAATGAAGTTGCATATTTAAGGACAATTGCAGATGAAGTATTTTTTATAGGATACGCTGATGAATATCTTTTGTTTAATAAAACATTTGGAACTGATGTTAAGTATTTCAATTGTGATTTCTTGGAAGGTGCGCATCTGATTAAAAATGCAGTAATGTTTACTGGATGTTATTCTGCTTGGTCAACAATTGCAATGGGATTAGGTTTAACTTATAGATTGGAACAAGCACCAAATCATACTTGTTCTTCATTATTAATGCCACGTGAAACAATTATAAATGTATAGTCAAGCAAACCAAGATGTATTTGTTTATCATATGACCAACAATAAGATTGGTACATATTTAGAAATCGGTGCATCGCATCCTATTTACATCAACAATACATACCTACTTGAAGAAAATGGATGGTCAGGTATCAGCATTGATAACGATAATCAAAATCAATCAATATGGAATGAAAAACGCAAAAATCCATTAATCATTACTGATGCAATGACATTTAATTATTCAAGTTTAAATCAAAGTTACTTTGATTATCTTCAGTTAGATATCGAACCACCTTTGAATACTTACAAAGCATTGCTTTGTGTAATGGAATCTAAAAAACAATTTGGAATTATAACCTATGAAACAGATTCTTATTTTGATTCTACATTTGTTGAACCATCAAGAAAGGTGCTGCAAGATTTGGGTTATACGTTAATTATACCTGATGTACAATGTTCTTTTGGTGCTTTTGAAGATTGGTACATAAACGAAAAATACATTGATAAAACGCTTGTAAACACTTTTAAATGAAAATAAGTAAACTAAAATCAAATCCAAACAATCCAAGAATTATCAAAGATGATAAGTTTCAAAAACTTGTAAAGTCAATTAAGGAATTTCCACAAATGATGGATAAACGACCAATTGTTTGTGTAACTGATACAGATGGCAAATTATATCCACTTGGTGGTAATATGCGTTTGAAGGCATTACAAGAATTAAATTATAAAGAAATACCTGAAAACTGGGTTACATTAGCAGATGAATGGAGTGTTGAACAACGTAATGAATTTGTTATTAAAGATAATGTTGGATTTGGTGAATGGGATTGGGATGATTTGGCAAATAATTGGGATTCTGAAAAAATTAATGAATGGGGTTTAGATATTCCTAATTGGTCAAAAGGTTCAATTTTAAATACAATGAATGAAGATGATTTAGATTTTACAGAAGAATTTGACCCAATAGGAACTTCTAAAGGTTATCAAAGAGTTGTTTTTATATTTGATGGTCCTGAAGAAGCAGAAAGTTATTTGCATTCATTACACGTTAAATTTCAAAAAAGAAATATGGCATGGCAAGTAAACATGAATACCCTATCTACATAATTTCAAAAGGTAGGTCATTTAATCCTTTAACTGCTAATAATTTTGAAAAAGCAAATATTGATTATTATATAGCAGTAGAACCACAAGAAGCAGATGATTATATTAAAGTTTTAGGGAAACATCGAATTTTAGTATTACCATTTAGTAATTTAGGTTTAGGTAGTTATCCAGCACGTAATTATTGTTGGGAACATTCAAAATCTATTGGTTATAAATATCATTGGCTTTTTGATGATAATATTTTATTTTGGATGAAATGGATTAATGGAAAAAGAATTAAGTATTTTGATTTAAATATTGCATTACTATATGTAGAAAGTTTTGTAAATAAAAATAATATTGATATTGGTGGATTTGAAGAACCAAATTTTGTAGTTAAAGCACCAAATAAACCTTTTAAATTAAATTGCCACGTTTATAGTGCTATGCTTATAAAAAATGAATTACCTTATCGTTGGAGATTAAAGTATAACGAAGATGTTGATTTATGTTTACAAGTATTGCATAATGGTGGAACAACTGCAAGTTGTGTATATTATATGGCTAATAAAGTTTCAACTGCTGATAAAATGAAAGGTGGAAATCAATCTGAACTATATAATGGGAATGACCCAAAGAAAAAATTATTAAAATCAAAAATGTTACAAGCACAATGGCCACAATATGCAAAAACTGTGATTCGATTTAATAGAATACATCATTTTGTAGACTGGAAAATATTTAAAAAGAAAAATGAAAAAACACACTAAAATATATTTTCAGCATTTTGGATATGGAATAGATGATTTTATTCCGTGTGAATTATGTGGTGCAAAGGCAGTTGATATTCATCATATTGATTGTCGTGGAATGGGTGGTACTGAAGATAAAAATACAATTGAAAATTTAATGGCATTATGTAGAAAGTGTCATCTTGTTTATGGTGATATAAAAAATCAGGTGCAATTTTTGAAGCATATTCATTTGAAAAAAATAGCGAAACAATAGCGATGCCTAATCCACAAAACATAGAAAAACATAAATTCAAAAAAGGTGTTGTCAATAATCCAAATGGCAGACCAAAGAAGTTTACAACGCTACTCCGTGATTCAGGATATCGTATAGCAGAAATTAATGATACTATTCAGGTAATGCTTCAAATGACTATTGAAGAACTTGCTGATGTTTACAAGAATCCACAAGCAACGATACTTGAAAAGACCATTGCGAATGCAATGAAGAAATCGCTTGAAAAAGGCAGTTTATATTCTATTGATACATTACTCACACGTGTGTATGGAAAGCCGAAGGAAACGGCTCAAATCACCACAGACAACAGAATTGAGATTGTTTACGTTGAAGGTAAAACCATATTATGATTCAAATACTTATAGCATTATCAATATCATTAATAGTTTCAGTTATCTGGGCAATTGGAATTCATAATTCAAAAGATGATTGGAAACAAGATAATAATGATACTTTATTTCCATAATTATGAGAATTGAATTACCAAGACCACATATCAACCAGCAGAAGATTCTTGATTCAACTTCAAGATATCGTGTTGTTTGTTGTGGTCGAAGATTTGGTAAATCTGAACTATCACAGATAGAAATTATTAATTCAGCATTAATCGGAAATACTGTTGCTTATATTACACCTACTTACCAACTTGCCAAAACATTCTTCAATCAACTTATAAAGGTTGTTCCATTTGAAAATAACAAATCAGATTTGATTATTAACTTTCCTAATGAAGGGCAGGTAATGTTCTTTACTGGCGAAAGATTAGATTCTTTGCGTGGTCGCAAATTTCATTTGGTAGTAATTGATGAAGCATCATTTATTCCAAATCTTGAAGATGGTTGGCTGAATAGTATCAGACCAACTTTAACTGATTACATCGGTAAAGCATTATTCCTATCAACGCCAAAAGGCAAAAACTATTTTTATTCCTTATTTCTAAAAGGTGTTTCACGGGAAACAGATTGGGAATCATTTAAGTTTACAACCTTTGACAATCCATACATTGATAAAAATGAAATAATTGATGCACAGAATCAATTGCCATCAGCAGTATTCGAACAAGAATATCTTGCCAATGCAATGGAAAACGCATCTAATCCATTTGGCAGCAATCACATTAATGATTGTATAAGACAACAATCAAATAAAGAAGCAATGTATTTTGGAATTGATTTGGCTAAATCATTTGACTGGTCTGTTATAATTGGTCTTGATGTTGATGGTTGCGTTGCACACTATGAACGATTTCAAAAAGATTGGAAGTCAACAAAGGAACAGATTATTAAACTTGACAAGAACAAACCAATAGTAATTGATTCAACTGGTGTTGGTGATGCTATAACAGAAGATTTGCAGAAGCATTTTAATTCAATGTATGGGTTCAAGTATACGGCAACAAGCAAACAACAGCTGATGGAATTACTTGCTTCTAAAATACACAAGAAAGAAGTATTTTATCCTGCAGGAGCAATCAAAGAAGAACTTGATGTGTTTGAGTATCAATTTACAGCAACTGGTGTTAGGTATAATGCACCATCAGGATTTCACGATGATTGCGTAAATGCTTTGGCATTGGCAGTTAAGTGTATGAATGAACATAAGTATTCAGGTGTGTATCGTTTCATATAATGTAGGTTATATACTACATTACGTTTGTTTTTGTGTATAATGCTCGTTATATCATACATTGCAAATATATTTTTTCAAAAAAAATCCATTATATAGTATGAAGATTTCAATCGGAAAGTTTCAGGAACTTTATAACATCAGCCAAATTGAAGGTACTGAAGTTGAAAAGTCAATGTTATTAGTGCAATGTCTTACTGGCAAGACACAAGAACAAGTTGATGCAATGCCTGAAAAAATAAGAACTAAACTTGTTGATAAAATCAATGGTGCGTTTCAAGAATTTAATAAGCAAACTGAAAAAAGTAAATCAAAATCAATAATCAAATTGAATGGTAATTGGTACAGATTGAATTATAACTTGGCAAAGCCACCAATGAACGCTGGTAAGTATGTTGAAATTGCTACATTTTCGCAAGACATAATCGGTAATATGAATCGCATTATGGCTACAATGTGTACACAAGTTAGATTCACATACAAAGGATTCGTGAATACTAATAAAGAAATAGACCATAGTAAATTATCAGATGAAATGCTTGATTATGATTTTGCTGCTGCATATCAATCGTGTGTTTTTTTTTACGCAGTTTTCAGCAAATCAATTCAAAATTCA